CCCGAACCTTCAAAATCTAACAGTAACGGCAGTAACTACATCAGATTCATATGAAAATCATCCGCAAACAGGTGGTTCTGGTGGTAGTTCCGGCGCGTATACTCCAGCAGGTGGGCAGGGCGGATCAAGATTTACTAGTGCAAAAAATGAAGCAGTTATCAACGCAGAGCACGTAGTTCATATTAGTCTGTCAGAAGGGTTAGATATGGCGTGGCCGTTCGGTACTTCTGTTTTAGAAACCGTTTTTAAAGTGTTTAAACAAAAAGAACTACTTGAAGATGCGATCATTATTTACCGTATTCAACGGGCACCTGAGCGTAGAATTTTCAAGATTGACGTTGGGAATATGCCATCTCACTTAGCAATGGCATTTGTTGAACGAGTAAAAAACGAAGTTCATCAACGTAGAATACCATCTACTAACGGTTCGGGCGGTACTATGATGGATGCAACATACAACCCGATTTCCATGAATGAGGATTTCTTCTTCCCTCAAACTGCAGATGGGCGAGGGTCTAGCGTAGAAGCACTGCCTGGGGGTCAGAATTTAGGTGAAATAACTGATCTGAGATTCTTCACAAATAAATTATTTCGCGGGTTACGGATTCCGGCAAGCTATCTGCCAACACAAAATGATGAAGCAGCTAATAACTTTAGCGACGGAAAAGTTGGCATAGCAATGATTCAAGAATGGAGATTCAACCAATACTGCAAGAGACTACAAAATTTTGTATCTAGCGTATTAGACAAAGAATTTAAACTCTTCCTGCGTTTTAGAGGATTTAACATTGATAATAGTGTTTTTGATATAAAGTTTAACGAGCCGCAAAACTTTACAAAATATCGTCAAGTTGAGATTGATGCAGCAAGAATTTCTACATTTACTCAAGTTGAGCAGATACCTTACTTAGCCAAACGATTCTTACTTACACGCTACCTTGGTCTAACTGAAGAAGAAATGCAAGAGAACGAGCAAATGTGGGCTGAAGAGCATGCTGATGAAAATGCTAAACCTGATGATCCAAACTTACGAGCTGTTGGAGTTTCGGCAGGCGGCATATCCTCTGACTTAGAAAACTTAGGTCCAATGCCTGACGACATGGGCGGTGAAGAAGGTGGAGATATGGGTGGAGCAGATATGGGCGGTGCTGCCGGAGACACATCGCCAATGGGCAGTGCTGACAGCGCACCAGACCAGTAAAAACTATATTTTGGTTAAATAAAGATATGATTATAATAGATTTATTTGAAATGGGCAAGGACTCAGCCATTGAGGCAAATCCACCTGGCTACTCTACTGAGAAGGACGATCAGACTATTTTAACTATTTCTGATTTACGGAAAACACGGCTTACTCTTGGCCAGCTGAATAAACTACGACAAATAAACGACATTAGAAAAATAGAGCACGAGAAAAAGATAAAAACACTGAGCGCAATATACAAACCACCAGCACAAGATCAGGGCGGAATGTAATCTCACTGCAGATATCTTCAAGATTGCTCTGAAAACCACACATATTATACTGATTTATTCAATTTTGAGTAAATAATATTACAAGTTATATAACCTTAAGGAGTTACCTATGCAAAAGTTCGAAAAACTGATCGGATACATTATAAACGAAGATGAAGCAAAAGCTAAAGCATTGTTTCACGATATCGTAATCGCAAAAAGCCGTGATATTTATGAGAGTTTAGTTGACGAGGACCAGTTCCATGTCCAACGTGGTCGCGGCGCAGAACGCCTTGGCGACGAGATTGAAGATCAAAACGACGTTATTGCCGGCGACCAGCAAGGTATGCATGAAGATGAAGACATGGACGGCGATGAAGACGAAGACATGGATGACGAAGACATGTATAACGAAATTATAGACGGCGATGACGACGAAGACATGTATGACGAAGACATGGATGACGAAGACATGGATGACGAAGCAAGTGTTGAAGATCGTGTCATGGATCTTGAAGACGCAATTGACGAACTTAAATCAGAGTTTGACTCGTTAATGGCTGGCGAAGAAGCTGAAGAAGAAAATATGCCAGGCATACATGATGGCGCTGACGAAGACGACATGGGTGACGATGACGAGTTTGACACTGACGAAGCTGAGTCTGATGGGCAAAAGTTTGGTGAAGCTAGCATTTACGGCGAATCCAAGAAAACTGACAAACCATGGACTGACATGAAGGGTAAGCAACATTCAGGTACTGCTGTTAAAGGCGACAAGTACGACGGTAAAGCTGCCGAGAAAGAAGAAAAAGCTAAAAAAGTTAAAGAATCTCGTAAATCTCGCAAGTCACCAGCTGACTTAATGCGTGAGTATGTTGAAAAAGTAACTGCTGTCAAGCCTGTTGAGGGCGATGCTATTGGATCTGGTGGTTCAAAATCGTCTATTAACTGCAAGAGCACACAAATCAGTGGTAAAAATGACATGGGCGGAACTACAAAAAATATAGCACAATGTGGATCGGCTTCTGACCGTGACAGCAATACTAGCCCTAAGAAACCAAGCAACTACTTGTCAAAAGGCGAGACCATGATGGGTCAAGGCAAGTATGAAAACAGTCCAGGTGCTAACACTAAAGGCTACAAAGACAAACGTACTGTAAAACGTGAGCAAGAAGGGCAAACAACCAATGGGTCAGTTCCAGTTGTTAAGAAATCCTTCAATCCAGGCGGATCGTCAGGCTATAAGGCGTAATTGGTCATGGCATCTTATCTAAGAGAAAATTTATCCTTTGACAATGCCCGCGTTGAGATTCTCAACGAGGATGACGGCAAGGGCGGAAAATCTCTCAAGATGAAGGGAGCATTCCTGTATAAGTGGACCGAACTAACAACTAACATGTGGTATATAGGTTCGCGAACAGCACAGGGCTGCGGGCCATCAGATGGGTATATTTGCTCAAGTAAATCTGTAAAACCAAAGATTAACGGACATGCTAATAATTGGAAGAGAGAAATACTAGTGATTGGTGAGTCAACTTACATACGAGAACTAGAGGCTAAATATTTGACTCTACTCGATGCAAAACATGATCCGATGAGTTATAATATGCACAATGGTGATGGAAAATTTACTACTGCTGGTAAAAAAATGCCAAGAAGTAAAGAATCCATAGAAAAACAACGCAAAACTAGTACGGGTATGAAGAAGCCTGCCGGGTTTGGGGAAATGATTAGTAAAAGAAATTCCGATCCATCACTAGCGACGCGAAAAAAGATGTCTGCTGCTAGCACTGGACGAGTTCAATCTGAAACTGCCAGAGCAAAAAATAGGGTTGCTAATTCAGGCACCAAAAATCAATTTTATGGCAAACACCATAGTGCCGACACATTGGCAATAATGGCAGAAAAAAGAAAATTGGCAGTTGGTGAAAGAAGTGCATTATGGTCAGGGTTCTGGGTCTCTCCTATTGGAGAGAAATTCACCTTGCTTAAGGATGCAGCCGCAAAATATTCAAATATATCATCTAATACTATTCGTGTATGGTCGAAAGCCAACAAGAATGGGTGGAGTTTTGCTCAAGTGAAGGAGAAAGTTTGATGGTATATCTTAAAGAGAACCTGACTTTTGACAGCGGTAACTGGCAGTTATTGACTGAGGATGATTCCAACGGAGGCAAGACACTCAAGATGAAAGGGGTCTTTATACAAGGCGGAGTTCGAAATGCGAATCAACGTGTTTACCCGGTTCATGAAATTAGCAAAGCTGTTGACACAGTCATGGAACAAGTGAAGGGCGGATACAGCGTGCTAGGTGAAGTAGATCATCCGGATGACCTTAAAATTAACCTAGACCGCGTAAGCCATATGATTACAGAAATGTACATGGACGGGGCAAACGGTTTTGGGACTTTAAAAATATTACCTACTCCAATGGGCCAGCTGGTTAAAACTATGCTAGAAAACGGAGTTAAGTTAGGTGTGTCAAGCAGAGGCAGCGGTAATGTTAACGAAGCGAACGGCCATGTTAGTGATTTTGAAATCATTACTGTGGATATAGTAGCTCAGCCATC